AGTTTCTAGGGCTGCTTTGTCTACGCTAAAGTCGCCATTTACAAAGGCGTTAGGTAGGTAGTTAGTAAGTGCTACGCGTTCCTGTACTCTTACAGTTACGAAACCGTCGCGTACGTTTGTGCCGTCTTCTTTAAAGAATTCTACACCTACGTTATCACGAACCCATAACTGCGTACCCATTCCGAAGTTACCTAGTAGGTACTTGTCAGAAGTAATAGCAGTAGATAAAACTACAGGCACACCGTTAATACGTGGCTGTAGCCCTTGGTTCCAGTCTTTTACTAGGTATTCGTTTTGCGAAGACTTAAGTAGTAAAATTTTGTGGAAGTCAGTTGGGTTAATCATAATGTAGTCAGCAGCGTAGTTAGCTAGTGCTAATTGGTTTAACGCTACAGTAAGTACGTCGAATTCGTTGGCGCTTTCAATAGCAGCAGCAAACCCACCAGCAGCAAAGTCAGCAGCATCTGTAATAATACCGCTTAGCTGTGGCGCTACGCCTGTACCGTTTAAGATCTGGTTGTCTTCTACTTCTAGTAGTTTTTCTGGCGCACGTGCCGACAAATAGCTAGTAAGCTGTGGTGTGTCGTTTAACATTTCTTCAGAAATTCTAAAGTAGCTTCCTATCTTCTGTACGTTGGCATCTGTAGCCGTCATATCGAAGTCAGACTGTGCTAGTGTAGAACCTTCCGAAGTTGCAGCAGCACCGTTGCTGTAGCCGCTTTCTTTAACGAAACGTACTACGTCCGAAGTAGTAGAACCGTTAGGTATAAGCTGGCGAACGTGTACTAAGCGCGTAGGATCGAATTTGTACCCAGGTACGCGGTCAGCTGGTATTACCTCACCTGTAAAATCGGCTCCTGTAGTCATATCCGCCTTTACTTCGAAGCGTGCAGCTTTAGTCATTCCGTTACGTAAGCTATCAATAGCACCGTCAGCTATAGCTTGGTTTAAAGCGCCTTTAAAAGACATTTGTTTACCAGCTTCTGCTTGCTTTTTGTTAGCCACTTCTAACGCGTCAAAACGTTCGTTAAATTGGTTTGTTAAATTTGAAATTTCAGACTTCAAAAGTTCGTCTGCTTTACCAGTCGCGCTTTCTACAGCCTGTCCGTAAGCCTTTTCTAGTTTAGCGTCGATAACGTCGCCTAACTGGTCTAGGTGTTTTTTAGTGTTTTCTTCCATTTGTGAAAAAAGTAAAAAAGTTAATTATTTAGTTTAGTTAATAAATACTCAAAAACCGCCTGGCTGTCTTCTACTGGCTGCGTGTCTGTAGACGGCGCAGTAGCTGTCGCGAATAAACCTTTAAGTTTAAGTAGTTCGGCTTCAATACAGTAGCCCATTTCGTCGCTTATATCGCCTTTGCGTACAAGTTTAGCTAGTGCATCGTATCTTTTTAAAATGTTTTCCTGGGCTTTTTCGCCTTTAACGTCTAGTATTTTAGCCTGGTCGTTAGCCGCTAGTGTTACGGCGCTTACTTCGTATAGCTTTACTTCCGTTATTTCGCGGTAGTCCATTTTATTTTCTTTTTGCATTGGTAGAATACCTACGCTGTTTTCAGTAATTACGCCAGCCTTCATAAGTTCTATAACGTCGTTACCTAGTGTAGTTTTAGCTATTTCAGCTGTAAACATTAAACCTTTGTCGTCTTCTACTAGTTCTACCATTTTGCCTAGTGGCTGCGACATATTATGCTGGTATAAGTATTTAACGCGGTGTCCGTTTTCTTTGATCGTCTTAGCGTATGCACCAGGGCGTATAATATCGCTGTCGCTGTCTTTGTTATTAAAGTAGCTAGCGTACCCTTTTACAATACCTTTTTTTTCGTCTGCGTCTACTAGTTCGCCTAGTGGCGCGCTTTTAAATAAAATACTCATATTAGAATAATTTGTACAAATTTACGGTTTTTTTATTAGTGTTACTTCGCCTTGGTCTGGACCCATTCCGTCTTCTACAGCTTGCAGTATTAAACCTTCTTTTAGTGCTTTTTTAAGCATATCTATTAAACCTTCGTCGCCTAAATAACTAAAGAAGTTAAAGGGGTTTTCGGCGTCTGGGTTTGCCTTTTGGTATTTTTCCATTAGTATAAATAGTTCGTCCATTATTTACTTTTTAAAAGTTCCTCCCAAAGTTTTAAAGTGTCGGCGTATAGTTCTGGAAAAAGTTCCTTAAATAAAGGGTTACCGCCGTCGTAAAAGTTTTCGCTAGCGTGCGCTAACACTTCCCAGCGCTGGGCGTTTTTACCATAACTACCTTTATAATAAACGTTTTTATGTCCGCCGCCTACTTTATTTTTAGTAATAGCGCCAAAAAAATCGTAAGTAGCGCCGCGAAATTCTTTATATTCCTGGTCGGTTAGTTTATATTTCTTTTTAAAATAGTCGGCTTTATCTTTATCGAATAAAGTACGTAGCTTCATATTATACTTAAAATGTATATCGCCTTGGCGCCTATCTCTAAAACCTAGCTGTTTATTAAATTTAGTAAAGTATTTTTCTACTATTGTATTAGAAACTATTTTATAGCTAGACCATTCATTTTGAAAATGTATCTGGTGTCCTATTTCGTGGTTTAAACACTTTTTAAACGCATTACTACCTTTTTTAAATCTTAGTGTACCTATTTCTATAAAGGTGTTATCAGCGCTTAAAAAAGCGCCTTGATTTGACTTTAAACGTATATCTATACTTTGCTTTACTTCTTTTAGTATTTGTAGGTCGCCTACTATATAACCTTGGGCTTCTATTTTCTTTAACTGCTTATACTGGTCTAGTGCTGGGTGGTTAGTACGTTCGAAGTAGTCGCCTAGCGGTTCGCCTTTGCCCTGGTCTGGTCCGCTGTATCTAGGTTTAGGTTTTGGTTTTGGTGCGCCTATAGTAGCGGCTATACTTGCTACGTCTGCAGCGGTTAGTCCACCTGTTAGGTTCTCGCCAGCTAACTGTACGCCTATATTTTCTAAACCTTCTACGGCTACAGCGTCTTCTATAGGTACTGGTATAGCGGCGCATCTACAGTTTATTACGTTACTGGCGCTGCCGCGTCTGTCGCCTGGTTCCATTAGTTCCTGGCCCTGTACTATAAAGGGCTGGTCGTACGGTACTGTCTGGCCGTCTGCTGCCCTATGGCTAGCGCGTTCGCGTCCGTCTAGTGCTGTAGACCATTCCTTTTGTAGCTGGTCTTTTGGAAAAATAGTAGTAGCGCTTTCTAGTATTGCCTTATTACTTATAGCTGTAGTTTCTGTACGTATAAACCGTTCAGCTTGGTATTTACTATAGCCGTCGAATTGTCGCCGTAATATACGCGCTTGTTCTGCTGCGCCTACAGCCATAAATTCAGGATCGCGGCTTAGCTTTGTCGTAAGGGCTATAAGTGTTTTTAGCGCTGTACCCTGTACTAGTGTTACGTTTGTTTTAGCTACTGCTGCGCCGTATGTAGCGAAACTTTGGCGCCATTGGTTTTGGTATTGGTCGGCGCTTTGCTTCTTTACAAACTTCTTATAGTTTCTAAAATACCAGTTAGCAAAATGTAGTCCAGTGTCTTCGTAGTAGTCTTCGTAGAATTTAGTTAAAAAAGTTACAGGAAAAAGTCCCTGTACTATTATACGCCCTTGGTCTACAAACTGCTGGACGCCTTTAGCGTATTCAGCGTTATACCACTTGCGTAGTTTAGCTATGTGCTTACGTTCCATTTTGCCGCGTTCGCGTTCTACAGACGTTTGCCATACTTGCTTAAACTGTTTGCTTATAGCTGGCTTACTGTAGCGTTCGTACTGGCTATAGCAAAAGGCTACGCGCTGGTCGCTGTTAGGGAAGTCCGCTATACTTTCGGCGTCGCTTACGCATCTGGTAATAAACCTACTGCGGTCTTCGCCTGGTCTTGGTTTAGGCATTGTCTTCTAGTTCGGCTAGCTTCTTATTTGCATATTCGCGCATAGCTTCGCCGCCCCATAAGTTATACGCTACAAAACCGTTATCTAGCCAGGGTTCGTCTTTGTGTTTTGGATCTACAGTACTGTACGTCTTGGCGCGTTCTAAATAGCTTCTAGTGCGCTTTAAAACATCTAGGCTAATTGGTTCGCGGCTGCTTAATTGCTGCGCCCTAGCCAGCCCTACGTTAGTTCCAGCAGTTACTACGTCCCTACCGTACTTGTCTATCCAGCCTAGCATACGCTTAGCATTGTTACTAGCCGCCTGTGGGTAGTCGTCGTAGCTTTCGTCTTTGCTTTCAGCTATAGCAGCTTCATAGTCGGCGTGGCTGTCAAAAGGCATATATACGGTTTCGCCTTCTACTTCTAGTTCGTGGTAGCCACTACCGCCTAACTGTTCAGCGCGTGCCTGGGCTTCTTCTATAGTAGTAAAATAATCTACCATACCTTCTACTTCGGCTTTCACTTCAATATCGTAAAGCGCCTGTTTTATTAAGCGTTTTTCTTCTTCTATATCTACAGCCATTGGTGCTGGTTCTGGTATTTCTATATCCTGGTTACTTACTGGTAGTAGGTTACTAGGTATATAGTAATCGTCCATAGCTGGCGTGTCTTCGTCTTTGCCGTAATTCATAACGGCGCGTTTTTCGTTTGGTGTTATCCACCAGGCGCTACTTAGCTGCTGTACTACTTTGTCGTTTTCTTCCTGTAGTTCTGGTATAGCTGTAAAGTCAAAGTCTAGGTATAGGTTGTCGCCGTACATTGGGACCAGCCAGCGGTTTAGTTCGTCGCGTAGTTTTATTAGTTCTGGTATTACAGCGTTCTGGTATAAAGCCTTTTTGGCTTCCTTCATATTGTTATAGGTGCTGGCTTCTGTATTGTTTAGTAGCTGTACTGGAACGTTAAATATGTTACAAATATCTTTTATAGACGCGTTATACTGGTCTATTAGCGAAACGTCCGCAGCGTTTAAACCAAAGTTTACCCAGCTAAGTTTCTTAGGTGTTATAATAACGTCGCCGCCATTGTTACTACCTTGGTACTGCTGTCTAAATTTATCTTTTAGTTGCTGTGCCTGTACTTCGTTTAGATCGCCTTCTTCTGACATTAATACACCCCTAGCGGTCTGGTTCTGCAAGTATTTAACCCCTGTAGTTACAGCTTCGTTATTTGTTGTTAAACTGCGTAAACCAGCGCGCAGTGGGCTTTGACCGTATAAGTGGCTGCCTGTACCGTCGTAGTATGGGTTAAAGTCTTTTATGTGTAGCACTTCTTCTGCTGGCATACTATATTGTCCGTTATACTCTATACGGTATTCTTTTATAGGCTGCATTAAACCGTTAGATACTATTTCTACTACTTGGCTAGGTAGTACGTATAGTTCGGTGTACGTCCCTTGGTTAGGTCCGCTGTCTGGTCCTATACCGTATACGTAGCGGTTACCAGTTAGTTTACCAAAGGCTATTAGTTCTGTTAGCCAGCTGTTATACGACTGCGCTGGGTTTGGGCGTTCTAGTAGTTTATGTAGTGGCGTATGGCTTACTTCTACTAGCGCGTGCTTCTGTAGCATCTTAGCCTGGTACATTGTACTGCTGTCTAGCGTTCCACTTGTTAGCGCCTTATAGCGCTTTAGGTCGTTTTCGCTTTGTTTCTCGTATACTTGGAACGGTATAGTAGTAGCCGCTTTAGTTATTATATTGATTAAAGAATATACTGTAGCGTTCTTACGGTAGCCTTCGTCTATATAGCTACGGTCGTTTTCTGGGTTCCATAAAATACTTTCGCCTAGATACTGGTATATAGCGCGGTTGTATTCGGCTGCTGTCTGTTGGGCGTTCTTAGTAATTAGTTTTGAAAGTCTGTTTAAAAGGCTAGCCATACTTAAATTTTTACAAATTTACTATTTTTAAATTACAAAAAAGTCGTTACGGTTCTTATATAGGCTGTAGGTGCTATATCTAAGGCTATCGCATAGGTGGTTATGTTTATCTATTGGCGTATTTATTACCGTACCTTCCTTTAGCTGCTGCCAGTAGTAGTTCTGCTGTTCCTTAATAAGGTTCGTACTTTCTTGGCTTACTATTATATCGAATTCCTTTAATAGCGATATACCAGCTGTTATACTACCAGCGCCTTTTATAGCTGGCTTAGCTAGGCAGTCCATTTGCTTTAGTTCTACTATACTCTTAGGTTCGGCGCTATCGCAAAACATTAACGTATGGTTTAACCCTTGCGCCTTTAGGAAGTC